GTGGAAAAGCATTGCCTGTATATATAATATTGCCTACTCTTTGGCGTTTGTGGAAGTGTCCACTAAACACAAGCTCAGGTTTTGTTAAATCTTCAGCTTTAACTCCATGTCCATGATCAGGCATTTGTACCATTGCATTCATATAGAAACTAGGTAACTCAAAGTGTCCAAACATATACTTTACATTTAGATCTCTAAGAGCTTTATGCTCATCATCAACTAGCCAGGGAACAATAGCAATATCATCCTTAACTAATAGTTCATTAACAACAGTAATATTAGTATATTCTTCTGCCATTGGTATACTATTGATCTCACGTTTTTCTCTATAATAGAGATCGTGATTTCCCATAATCATATACACTTCTTCAAATGCATCATTGATTCTTCTTAAATTACTAATAGTATAGTTGAGTGTACTTACGTTAATACTTGCACGTTGATGGTGCCAGTCTCCCATAAAAATACATTTTGTAATACCACGAGCCTTTGCTTGATCAATCATCCATATAATAAAGTCTTCACAATCTTGGTTATGGTGGCGACTATTATTCTTCATACCGAAATGGATATCGGTAAAGACTACTACTTCATCAAATAACAAAATTTATTCCTTTGTCTCTTCTTCTATTTGTGGATTGGCTTCTGCAATATTGGCCATCTTCTGTTCCCATTCTGCATTGAATGTTCTAGTAAAACTTGGATTCAATCCCTCTTCCTCAAGAATATCATCTCTAATATTCTGACTACGTTTTTCTAGGTTCAATACTCTTGTGAAACTATTATTAATGGCGGCAGTATAATATGCAAATGGATTTTGGCTCTTTGCTTCATTAAACTGTAGACCTATCTGTGCTAACTGTAACAAGGCTTGTCCTCGCATTTCATCTACATATGTATATCCACGCCAGTTACCTCGCATACTATATCTATGACATAGCATGATATACATCTTAGCAAGTCTTTCAGTAGTATTACCACTTGTAATACTAAAGTGTCCATTATCCTTACCACCCTCCCAGTGACTTCTAGCTACCTCACTCCATTTTTTACCTTTTAGTGCAAAATGTTTAAAGGGAGGGAAGTTACAACGTGTGTGGTAATCTGCTTCTTGTTTAGGATTGCTCTTTCTTCCAGGCTCTTCTGGAACATGCTCAAATGTCATAACACGAAATACAATATCTGTTTCTGGAATAGTATCAGGATCAACTGCAAAGTCAATAGCTCTGGGCTTTGTTTTTCTTTCCAATAATCCTTTTTCCCACAATTTTACTTGTGCCTCGTGTGCCTCTTTTTGCATCCTAGCAGCTCTTGTCTGCTTTGCTTCAGCAATTGTTTCTGGATTAATCTCATCCAGACTATTAATAATTAGATCGTTCCATTCATATTTCTCATCACTTACCCAACTATAGGATAGTTTTGAACGATGTATCTCTTTTAGTAATTCTTTGTTTGATAGATAGTGGTTTCTAGCCATAATTATTCCTTTGTTATTACTAATACTAACACCTATTAGGTATCATGTCAACCTGTTTTTTCCATGCTAAATACCAGTAGGAGATTTATAATGCGTTATACAGATTTATTAAATGAAGCCACAACAGATCAGGTAACTGTGTTCTATGGAGGGCGTTTTCAGCCTATGCATAAAGGACACTATGCTTTATATAAGCAACTAGGATCACAATTTGGTGCTTCTAATGTATTTATCGCTACTACTTTTGGAGCAAAACAACAAGCAATGCATTCCAAGGGTGACTTTAGCACAGATCCATTTACATTTGAAGAAAAGGCAAAAATAGCCAGTCAAATGTTTAATATACCTACAGACAGGTTTGTAAACACACAGCCATACAGGCCAGATGTTACACTTGTTGGTAGAACTAAGTCAAATACTGCTACAGTTCTTGCGTTTAGTGAGAAAGATGCAGGTAGATTAAACAGTGGTGGAGTACTGCAAGAGTTACCAGATGACAGAGCAAACTTACAAACCGAAGATGAAAATCGTGTTTATTTTGTAACAATGCCAGTTAACGAAGGTGGTATGAGTGCAACAGATTTTAGACAAGTAATGGCAAGCGAGCAGCCTGTAGAAGAAAAGCAAAAATTATTTACACAGTTCTTTGGTAAGTTCGATACTGATATCTTTAATTTTATTGAGGAGCGTGTAAAAGGCTAATGGCAAAACTAGAAAAAATAAGCCCAAACCAACTGTTATTAAATGAAGACACCAGTTACACAAAAGCTGGTGATAACAAAGATCCAAGTAGGGCTCCAGTAAAAATTAAACCGTTTGTTAATGAAGATGGTAGCGAGAATCCAGACAGTGGGGGTTATGCCCTTGTTAGTGAAAAAGAAGCAGATTTTTTAGTTGATCAGGGAAGACTTAAACCATCAGAGGCTCAGGCACTAAAGGCAAACATTGCTGAACAAAAAAGATTAGATGGATTAGGCCAAGACTGGAGCGGAGTAGCAACGGGCGAAGTTGAATCAGACGAGGTGACACCAGTAGTTGAAAAGAAACAAGATGCATCCGGACCAGCCCTTGTGGAACCGGATAGTTTTGAGGAATACACAGCACCAGTTGATCCTGTAAAGCCACAAATTGTAGCCGGTATACCTAGTGAAAACAGAGTAAGATTATTCTCAACAAACGCAAAGAACAATGAATTAATGAGTGGTGGATTGATGGATCCACTTCTTAAAACAGGATTTGGAATACAGTTTCCATATACGCCCACCATCATGTGGAATTATAGTGCCAGCTATGGAACTTATGATACAACGCATAGTGTTTACCAACAACAGTATTGGCAAAATACTCCTAATCCAACTATCCAGATAACAGCAACATTCACAGCGACAACGATTGCTGAGTCAGAATATTCACTAGCAAGCCTACACTTTTTAAGATGGGCAACTAAAGGAGACTTTGGTGCTTTCCTAAGTGATGCAAAGACTAGAAATGCTACTGCAGGTAGCCCACCTCCAGTACTCTTGTTTAGTGCGTATGGATCAGGCAACGCAGAGAAAATTCCTGTAGTGGTTAGAAGTGTGAACTATACCTATGCAGAAGACGTTGACTTTGTAACAGTTGATCCTTCTAAGAAAGACCCAAGTAATGAATCAAGAAGTGAGAAATGGAAAGTTGATTACTCAACAAGTATTCCTGTACAGTTTGTGATGTCAATTGATTTAGCAATACAACAGACTCCTACAAAAGTACAGAACACATTTAATGTTAGAGAATACGCAACAGGCAAAGCATTGACAAAAGGATTTAACTAATGTCTACAAAATATAGAACAGACAGTATGTATAGAACTACAAAATTTGTAAATGGTGGCTACTTAGATATTATGGAAAGTAGTATAGGAAATAAAACTGAAATGTTATTGGAGCCATTTACTATTACATCTGCATATGAGAACAAACCTGATAAACTTGCTCATGAACTTTATGGAAACGCAAGGCTATGGTGGGTATTCGCAGAGTTTAATCCTGACACACTAAAAGATCCAATAGTGGATTTTGTTTCGGGTTTAGAGATCCAAATACCTACGAACTTTACATAATATGGCAACACAAGTAAAAATCACACCCAATTGGATGTCATCAGTTGACAGTCCAACATACAAGTTAACATTATACTTGGTACATCCTAGTGTCTGGAATAATCCAAATACCTTAGCAAGCCTTGAGGTTCCTAGAGATGGTACAGGACAACCACTTGCAGTCGTAATTGCAGAAAGTGGAGGAACATCTACATATGCTATTGACAACCTAAGTATTATAAGTTATGTTACTCCTGGTAATTCAAGTGGTAACACTACCAGTGGTGTATTTCAATTTAACTTGTATGAGATATTAGGATTTAAACTTTTAAACAGAGTATTACAATATAGTAGACCCTTTAACTTTATAACACTTCAGAGTGCCAAGTATGTTTTAAAAGTAGAATTTCAAGGAGTAGATACAGAAACAAAAGAGAATATAAAATATGGTGGACAATTCTTTTACAGTCTAATTTTTAAGCAGATTCAAAGTTCAATTAATGAGAGTGGAACACAACATAATATTATTGCACATAACTCTCCAAAGACAGCAATTGCTTTATCCAAAGTAAAAACAGATATTGTTGTGGAAGGTGCAAGTACAGTAAAACAATACCTAAAACTTTTAGAAGCAAAATTAAATGAATCAGAAATAGAATACAGAAAGTCACCGGAAAATAAAGATCCTGTTAGTAAGCATACCTGGAAGATAACACTAGGACCCAATGCTACAACATCAGTTGGTAAAGCAGTACCAAGTAATGGCCCAGGACCTAATTCATATGGTAAAGCAAGTGTAACAGAAAGTTTCGATCTAGGTTCAAAACCTATTGCTGGTACAAGTAATGCCGAAACGGCTGGTGGACAGAATAGGAATACAGATGATAAAGATACAATCAATGCAAATATTAATAGTGAAACAAACTTAATAAGTTATCTTAGAAAGTTTTTAACCTCAAACGTTCCTGCACTAGGAGAACTAAATGCATTGGAAAGAACAGATGGTGTTAAGAGAACAGTAATCAGTGTAACTCCTAACATTACGTTTGGTGATGGTACAGATGATTTTACTGACACAAGTGAAATGGAAATTGAATTAGTAGTTGATCTAGATATAACTTATAGTATACCACAAAACGATCCTAAGAAACAAAAAGAAAAACAGAATGATAGAGGATTTCAACGTACCCTATTTGAAAGTTTACCTATTACAAAAAAATATAACTATTTGTATAACGGAAGTAATACAGAGATAATGAGTTTTGACTTGATGATTGATAATGCATTTTTTATGGCGAAAGATCCTGCCAACGGGGCAGCGTATCCAGAAATTAAACAATCACATGTACCCACTAACCCAACACCAATTACAGTCCCCAAGGCCGCCGGCGGTGCATATGCCACTTCATTAAGCGAGGTAGACGGCTCACATCAGGGATTTATGGAACGTGTTGCATATGCTTATGCTATTGCAAGTCCTGATAGTCAACAAGTAAACGAATCAAAGGGCCCTGGTGCTATTGATACAATAGACGCATTGGCTGATTTAGAATTTAGAAGTAGAAATACAGACTACATTCAAGTTAAGTTTAAAATTAAGGGCGATCCATTTTGGATGGGTACACCTGGAGTATATACAAATGATGCTGTTGTAACGTCTGCTAACTATTTAAATACAGATAGTATTGTATTGTTCCTAAACCATTTACCAGACGAAGCTATGACTGAACCAGATGCAAGTGTAGGTGGAGAAATAGATGTAGCGGCCAGTGGTGTATATGAAGTTAGAAAGATTGAAACATCAATGACTATGGGAAAATTTGATATGCAACTAGTAGCATATAGAAATAGAAATGTAAGTACAGTATTACTAGTGAACGAGATGGAGGTTAGATAATGTTAGTTAGAACTGATGGCACAAAAGTACCTGACAGAGTTAAGCAAGGTGGTGGCAGTGGCATCAATAATATTAATGGTTTATACGTTGGTAATGTAGTTAAAAATAAAGACAGCTTATACTCAGGTAGAATTGAAGTACAGATTCCAGAGTTTGGAAGTACAAGTGCTCCTAGAATCGTACTGTTGGTATCTCCATTTGGTGGAACAACAGAAGCATTAGAAGGAAGTTTTGATCCTACAAAATATGGTGATGAAGAAGGCGGAACAAACGGTACTCCAAAAAGTTATGGCATGTGGCCACAACCTCCTGCTGTTGGCACAGAGGTATTAATTGCATTTACAACTAGTAGAGAAGAAGGCTTTCTAATGGGAAGTTTTATTTCAAAAGATAGAAATCATATGCTAGGTGGTAGAGCAAGTGCAGAAGGCCAGCCAGATGGAAAACTAGCACCAGTAGGCGAAAAGAATCCATACGACAAAACAGATCCAGATAAAAAACCAGTTGATGCTAAGTTTTTGGAAACACTAACCACACAAGGATTAACTGAAGATTTTAGTAGAGGGCATTCAAACAGTAGTGCTAGAAGAGAATCACCTAGTAGAGTATTCGGTATTACGACACGTGGTGGACATGTTATATCAATGGATGATGGTGATATTGAAGGCAAAAGTAAAAACATGCGTTTCAGAACTAGAGGCGGTGCTCAAATATTAGTAGACGACACAAACGAATTTATGTTTATAACTAACCATAAAGGCAATGCCTGGGTTGAAATGGATGCTGAAGGTAGAATTGATGTGTATAGTGAAACAAGTGTTAGTATTCATAGTGAAGAAGATTTTAATATACATGCAAAAGGCAATGTTAATATTGAAAGTGATATGGGTGTAAACATTAGATCAACAGGCACTGAAGGCGTTAACCTTGAAGCAACTACCGGAGATTATAATTTATACACAGCGGCCAATATGAATGTGCAGGCGGCACTTAATGGCAATGTAACTATTGCAGGTAACTATATGGAACAAGCGGCTAGGATTGATATGAACGGACCTACTCCTGATCTACCTAGTAGAATTATTACTAACCAGTTAGTTGAGAACAAGAACGTACTAGCAAGTGCGGCAAGTAGGGTTCCAGAACATCATCCTTGGAAGGGTGTGAACAAACAAGAAGAAAAGTTTAGAAATTCAGAGGGTAATACTTAAAATGCCAAGGACCTATACATTATCAAACACTCTATCAGAAAACGATCTAATAGAGTTTGACTTGTTTACAAACTTAAATTCCACAATGACAGATACAAAAATACCTTTGACAGATCTGGAAGCAAGTAGTAGTATTATAAGTTTTATAATTAAACAAAAATCATGGTCACCCTTTACATATACAGTGAATAAAATACCAGTTATTGGTTATGGATTTGGAACTGGTAATGATGGTAATGGACTAACAGAATCAGAAGCCTACAGTTATTTTATTGAAGACTTAAAAAACAAAGAGAGAGCATTTAAAAAGATCCTACCATCACCACTTATAAGTCAAACAAACTATGATGCTCTGTTTAGTTTATTCTATTTTACTGGTGATATATCAAAAACAGGAACACCGGATAGACAGTTTAAAATAAGCAGTTATATTGTTAATGAAGAATGGCAATGGGTTGCAACAGCTCTAGTATTAAGTGGTAACCAAAGAACAGTACGACAAGGTGAAGCAAAGATTATGATGTTAGCTGACTATGGTAGTATTAAATCAAGAGCATTGCTCAAAGCACAAGGACTACAAAACATTAGAACACTATACCCTAATGGATTTGAAACAACCAAATCTCTAAACCAAGCAGAGTATGTATACTATAAAGAAACAAAAAGATTCCTACCTAAAATGACACAGTCTAGAAAAAGACAAATTGTCAACCTATCAAATCTGTCTACATAAATATTGACATGAGTGTATTATTACTTAATGCAGACGCACAACCTTTAAGCATATTACCATTAAGCACAATTAGTTGGCAAAGTGCCGTCAAAGCATATTTTTCCGATAAGATAAAAATAGTAAAGAGCTATGAGGATCAACACCTGCATAGTGAGAACTTTATAATGCCAATGCCAAGTATTGTAATGCTTAATCGTTACCATAAATTACCAACGAGAGCAAAATTCACCAGGCGAAACATGTTTATAAGAGATAACTATACTTGTCAGTACTGTGGCACAAAACACCGGCAAGGCGATTTAACAATAGATCACGTTATCCCAAAAAGCCACGGAGGCCGAACATCCTGGACAAATTGTGCTAGTGCATGTAGGCCATGTAACAGTAAAAAGTCCAACAAGCTACAACAACCTATATCAATTCCTTATCAACCTAGCTATCATGACATAAATCGCAATGCAAAATTGTTTAGATTATATATTCCAGACGAATCCTGGCGTGATTTTCTGTTTTGGCCTGAAGAACTGGTGTCTGTTGATAAAAGTTTAGTTATAACTGTACAAAATTAGAAACGTCGGTTTTTTTCAGCTAAATATTAGTATGAACAATAGCACAGGTATAGGATACACAACACGAGGTCAGACAAGATCAGCAAAGCAAATGACTAAGCTGGATCTAGCAAAACAGGACCTTGACAACCATTTTAAAATCCGTAAGGGTGAAAAGTGGAGTCAACCTTCATTTGGCAGCATGTTGCCCTTTTATGTATTTCAACCTTTGGATGAGAATACGATAGAACTAATTGAACAAGACGTAAATGATGTAGTTACTTACGATCCACGTTTTAGTCTAATGACTAGGAATGTTAGAGTGGATGAAGACTCCAGTTCAATTACAATAAGTATACAATTGTTATATTTGCCTACTACGACAGAGACAGTATTACGATTGAAGTTCGATAGAGAATTTGCAGAGGCAGAGTTTTAATAATGGCACAACAGGTAAGACAGAGCAGGTTATTTGCGGCAGAGGATTATAAAGCAGTTTATGAATCTTATGTGAACGCAAACTTCCAAGCATATGATTTTGATACTATCCGTACTTCAATGATTGAGTACATTAGTAATAATTATCCGGAAAGCTATAGTGATTGGGTAGAAAGTGCAGAATTTGTCGCACTCCTCGACGTTGTAGCACAGTTCGGGCATAACTTAGCATTTAGAGTAGATCTAAACAGCAGAAATAACTTTTTAAGCACAGCTGAAAGGCAGGACAGCGTATTCAAACTGTCAGAGTTTTTGGGATATAAACCTAGACGAAACGTTACACCTTTTGGGTTGTTAAAAGTTACAAGTATAAAAACAAACGAGAATGTTATTGGTGCAAGTGGCACAACGCTTGGTGGAGATGAGATTCGTTTTGAGAATACAACTACAGCAGATAATCTAGATAACTTTACAACAGTAATGAACGCCCTATTTGTACAGAGTAATCAATTCGGTAGTCCTCGTAGACAAGTAACAGAAAATAATGTATCTACACAATACTATAACACAAATAATGTATCAGACCAGATTGTGTTTACATTTACTGGACTTGCACAAGGTTCAAGCGTATCTTTTAATGCTGTTGGTTTGGATTACGATATTGTACAAAAGAAAATGATTGAAAATACACCTGATCCAAGTGGATCATTTAGTATCCAATATAAAAATGATGGACAAAGTATCAGTAGTAACCACACAGGATTTTTTGTAGGATTCAAACAAGGACAGTTAACATTTAAGGACTTTAACATTACTGAATCACTAAGTGGAATGACGCTGGACATAGATGAGACTAACATCAACTCAACGGACGTTTGGGTACAGACAGTAAATGCAGATGGAACAGTTAATAAAAAATGGACTAGTGTAGATAATATCTACGGACAAAGTTCAAACTATAATTTTATTGAGCAAGGCATTAGAGATATTTACAGCGTTAAGACAAGAGAAGATAATAAAATCAGCGTATGTTTTGCTGATAAAAGTTTTGGTAATCCACCAAAAGGAATTATTCGTATATGGTATCGTAAAAGTGAGAACCTAACATATGTATTAAGACCTGATGATATTGGAACAAAACGTATTAGTATAGACTATACAGGTGCAGACGGTAATGCCTATACGGCAGTACTTGCAGTACAACTAAGAGAAAGTGTAACCAACGCTAGTAGCAGTGAAAGTTTGGACGATATAAAAACAAATGCGCCACGCATTTATGCAACGCAGGACCGCATGATCACGGCAGATGATTACAATAGTTATTTGTATACACAGAGCGATAACATTAGAAAAATTAAAAGTATTAATAGAACCCATAGTGGGCATAGTCGTTTTGTAACGCTTAATGATCCAACTGGTGCGTATACTAATCTAAATTTATTTGCAACTGACGGTAAAGTAACAAAGACTACGCAGACTAAAGTTAAGTATGCAACAGATATGACACCTAGTACAGTTTTTGATCAACTACTTAAACAGATTATTCAAGATGATGAACTAATTAATCTATACTTCAGCGAGTATAGAGGAACATTTGATACTATTGAAGACACAGTTTATAGAAATGGAGACTCAAAATTTCCGTTTACTTGGCAACAAACAGGTACTACCAACACAGGATATTTTACTGATAGTGATAGCGTAATCAAACGTACTGGTAAAACACAAAACAACTATCTAAAATATCTAAGAGTAGGTGCTCTTGTTAAATTTGGTAGTGCATTAGATGCCGGGACCGGATTACTTGAAACAGGCGGAACAGTTAAGTGGGCAAAAGTAAGTAAGATTTTTGCAAGTGGATTAGGTATTGATGGTGCTGATGGTAACCCAACAGGACTAACAGCAAACAGAAACTTTGGTGCAATTAGTCTTGATGCAACAATTCCAAACGGCTACAAGATGATGTATATTATTCCAGCGTACACAAGACAGTTTGATCCAACTGAAAGAGCTAACGTTATTGAGTTTCTAGGTAATAGAACAACTTTTGCACTAAAGTATGATTTCTTAAACTTAGGTTGGGATATTATAGACAGAGATCCATTGCCAAGTGCAGTGAGTACGGCTTTCCCTACTCCCTTTGCTTACAATCCGGTTGATGCTAGTAGTGAAGATAATAACTGGACAATACATATTGCATATGATTCAACTAGTGCAACAAGTAAATGGGATATCACAACTAGAGTGTTACGTTATACTCTAGAAAGTACACAGATAGATTTTAGTAATATTACTAACGAGTTTCAACTAAATGAACAAAGTAACAAGAAACAAAGAGATAGAGTTAAATTACAGGACTTAACTAGAACTGGATTTCCAAGTAGTGACTTCTTCATATATGGATATGAGTTTGATACACAGGGAGACCAGAGTGGAATATATAATCAGAACAAAATTATTCTAAGTCTAGTAGATAACAACAATGATGATAGACCAGATGATCCGGATAGTTTTAATAGTATTACTGTAGAAACTGCTGGTGCATTTGTGGTTGGCAGATCATACACAATTAGTACAGTAGGTACAACAGATTTTACTGGCCTTGGTGCTAGTGCAAATACAGTTGGTGTAACATTTACAGCAACAGGTGCCGGTCTAGGAACTGGTACTGCTTACGGAAACGCACAAGACAATTTGCGTTTTGAGTGGACACATGTTCCTGCAGACAATGAAGTTGTTGATCCAAGTTTTACAAACCTAATAGATGTTTTTGTGTTAACACGTTACTACGACACAGCATATAGAAATTGGTTAAAGGACACTAGAGAGGATCTAGTAAAACCTGTACCACCTACAATTGATGAGTTGAAGCAGAGTTTCTCACAGCAAACAGGTAAAAAGGCAATGAGTGATAGTATTATTTACAGACCAGTAAATTACAAAGTATTGTTTGGTGCCAAAGCAGATGCATCACTACAAGCAAAGTTTAGAATTATCAAAGTGCCAGGCACAAGATTTACTGATAATGAAATAAAAGATAAAGTAGTAGAAGAGATTGGTAAGTTCTTTAACATAGACAATTGGGACTTTGGTGAAACATTTTACTTCACTGAGCTGGCGGCATATGTACATAAAGAACTAGCAGGTATTATCAGCAGTTTTGTTATTGTGCCACAACTGTCTACTAGTGTATTTGGAGACCTTTTCCAGATTACACCATTAGGAGGAGAATTATTAATTCCTGATGTATCAGCAACAGACATTGATATTATAGATAATATCACACAGAGTAATATTAGAGCAGCTTAAGGTTTAAAATGTCCGAGAACTACGAATCCAAGAAACAGACAATTGCTGAAAATAAAAAGCGATCTGGAACTTATAAAACAAATAAGATCAAATCAACTGACTACTTACCGTTAGTTTTTAACACACCATTAAATCAAAAATGGATGGATGCAACTCTGGATCAAATGATCTCCAAGGGTAGCCTAGAAGATATTGATGCATACGTTGGTAGCACTCAGGGTGGCATTGCTAAACAAGGTGAAGTATATCTTAAAGAATCAAGTAACGCAACAGTACGCAGAAACAGACAACTGGATCCAAGCATTGTAACATCACTAGAAGATTCAACAATCAATAGTATGCTAACACCAGACGATATTGCAAATAGCGTTGGTATAGACTTTGACAACTACAGTTATAATAGTGCCTACAATGCCCAGACATACAGCTTTGCACCACCAATTGATGATGATAAATTTGTAAACTATAATTCATACTATTGGGTAAGTGATATGCCAATATATGAGAGTGTTAACGCTAATGGTACAGGCACATATACCACTGACTTAGTAACAGATGTCAACGGCAAAATTGCACATACATTTATAGATGATGCTAAGACATTTGATTTAGAAAACGGAATGTTAATTAAGTTGATGAGTGGCTATGGTGCTATAAATCTAAACACATACTTAGTTACTGGTGTTGGTGATGAAATTAAATTACAATTACATACAGAATATCACAGTACAAATTCTAGATATGAAAGAATATGGACAGACGATTCAACATTCAAAGACATTGTTGGACAGTATTGGGATAACGATAAAATTACAACTTGGGCTAGTTCATTAACTTTCCAAGGAACAGACCCTAGAGGTTATAGTAGTATACACTCACTTATTAGTGCATATAATATACAGGTACAGGCAAATACTGCTCCACCACTTCTATACTATTATGATGGTGGACAAGAAAAGAAATCATATATATCTAATGAAATGATATTTAAACTGGACAGTGACTGGCCAGATATGCAACCAGTAGCACAAACAGAAACACAAATTTCTAGTGGTGAAGTATATAAAATTACAACAGTAGGCACAACAAACTTTACAACCTTGGGTGCAACTGCAAATACTCCAGGAGTATTTTTTAGAGCTACACAAAATGGTGGCTCCGGAACTGGAACAGTAACACATTACAAAGGTGGCTACTTAGATCAATTTAAAATATACCAAGCATCAGTTTCATCAGCTGGAATAATTTCCACTACTGTTTTGGTTAGTGCTAGATACAAAGATGAAGCAAGTGGAGATTTCAGTGTATTTCAGCTTTTACCATCTAGTTTAACACAGGCCCAAAAAGATTTTGTTAATGATATGTGGGACGGTGAAAGTTGGGATAGAGATTATCTAACAACTTCTGTAAAAGATTA